AAAACTATTGCTAGATATTTAGGGCGAAGTGACCAAACACCAGAATTTAATGAATTTATAAATAAAATTGATACAGTAGTAAAAGAAACAAGAGATACAATTACAACAAGACAAGAAGAGATGTTGGCAACCTTTGATTTACTAACAAATTATATGAGAACTGGAAACATGTTTGATAATACTGATTTGTATCAACAAAACATGGAAAATTTTATTACTACTTTAAAAGATTTAAAGTTGAATGGGGCATCGGAAGCCATACAACAAAAATCAATTGAACTTATTGCAAATTTAGATGAACAGATTTTTAAAAGTTTTGATGATGTTTCAAAAGGTTTATTAGCTGATGGTAGCAACTACAAAGCAAGTTACTTTCCGGGATTTATTGATGGCATGTATACATTGTCTAAAGTTCGTGCACAGCAAAATTATATTGATTTATATAATAAACATCAAAATGTAAGAGTTGATGTTTCAGAATTTTTTGATAGTATAATTGATGAAACAGTAACAGGTGAAAAATTTGGTAAATTACAAAATCCGATAAGTCAATTTGCAAATAAATTACCATCATCGTACGAAACAAATGGTTTAGTAAACGTAATTAATTCTGCAGTAAAAAGAAATACAACAGAGTTTATATCAAATAAAAATAATCATCAACAGCTATTAGATTTTCTTTTAGAAACACCGAGTATATCACCAGATAAATTAGATGTTTCAGAAGAAGTGCTTGGTATTCTTTCTATGAATCAAAACCTATCAAAACAAAATACTGAAAAAGTTTATGGAGCATTGCGAAAGAAAATTAAATTAACATTCCCTAATTATAAAAATGTTAATATACAAAATATTAACGCCGTTGATATACGAAATGCATTAGGGGGCAATATAAAAATAAATTTAAATCTAGATGAAGCAATGAATTTTAGGTCTGGATTAGGATTTAGTAGTAAGGCGGCGCAAGGCCAGCCTAATTCACCATTTTATGCTAACTTATTTAAACAAGCAGATGATTCAATATTAAATTCTATCAATGCAGAAAATAACGTTGCATTATTAGAAGACTACAGAAATGCTATAAATCAATATAGTGATTTTAGTAATAGATTTCAAAACTTTGATATGCTAAGTACATGGACAAAAACAAAAGGTAAAGGTAGTTATTTAGCTATTCAAGAAGCGATTGATGGAACATCAAAAAAAGAAATTGTTCGTATTAATTCAATTAATAAAGAGGCTACCGAAATAGCAAATAAATATGATAATAGTATTGAAGTTCCAAACTTTATTCATCAACAAAACCCAAACACTTGGATAAATTATGAAAAGCTACTAAGTGATGAAAGATATGCTGATAAATTTATGCAGGAAGCTTTTTTACCTATAGTTGGTACAAGAAATGTTGACAGAATTGGGCAAGCAGATGAATATTTTTTAGATTTTAATAACCCAGAAACACTTCAAAAAATAGAAATGTTTTCTAAATTCTTAACAGAAGAATTAGGTGCATATATACGTAGAACAGACGCGGGACAGATAGCATTTAGTAAAGAAGCTTTTGAAGAAGCTATTAAAAAAGATACTCCCGGCACAATAAAAGGTAAAAAAATAAGTATATTTAATGGTGCAACAGATAGGTTTGCTATTGATACGCCAAATGGAAAAGTTTTTTTATTACCAATTGATGACGTAGTAAATATGAATGTAGGTATTGATGTTATGGTAGCTAGAAATAGCACTGTCAACACCATAGCAAAAAATGACCAAGTAAAAGTTGCATTAGAATTAAAAAAAGTAAAAACACAATTACGAAAACAAGTAGAAGAATTTAAATTTAGTGTTAATAAATTAAGTGATGCATCTGTCGTTGTTAATTTTGGTGATAAATTAACTGACCCAAACACATTTGTGAAAAATATTGTTGAGGGTGGTAGTGATAATTATGACAAACTAGAACGTCTAATGGTTAAGTCGGGCAAAATGACAGCGGAAGAATTTAACACTGTTGCTAAAAATCTTATTTCTGAATATTTTTATAATAGTTTTGCAAGAAACGTTGAATCAGTATCTACCCCAATAAAAGGGCAAACTCTTAAAGCTGATGTTAAAAACTTTCACACTTTTAATAGCGCTGACGCAAGAGAATTTTTAACGCGTAATACAGACATGTTAAAAGAAATTTTAGGAACAGAGCATTATAATGATGTTATTAAAGTATTAAACATACAAGCGTTAACAAGCGGGGCTGACACGGCAAAAATAATACCACAAGCATTGCCATCATCACTTTCGTTAGAGTCATTGATGAGTAGATTATACGCTATTAATAGAGGTGTTATATCTCCACGATATGTTGTTAGTGAAATAGCGCTTAGACGATTTAATAAAAACAAAGGTGTATTAATAAAAAACATTTTAGAAAATCCTAAAATGGCAACTGTTGTTCGAAAGATGTTAGAGCAACAAGACGTATACGCTGACCCTACTGTTAATAAAGAATTTTATAATTTATTAAAAGAAGGAACTTTTAAAGCAATAATACTTAGAGAATATTTAGAAGCAAAAGAAGAAGACTTTGAAGGCTATGAGCAAGAATTTTTACGTGATTTAAATCAAAGCGTACAAGGATTTGCCGATGCAAGATAATAGTTGGCAAAAGGATATAGCAGAAGTAAAAACTGAATTAAAATATTTGCGTGAAGATATTGTTATCATGCAAAAGCAGATACGCGACCTCAACCAAACTTCGAATATGGGGATTGGTGGATTAAAAGTAGCGCTATTTATTGGTGCAATACTTGGTGGCGTGTATACTTTTTTAAGATTAATGAAATAAAAAGGGAGTAAATAATGGAAAAAGCAAAAGAAATGTGGGCAAAGCTTAGCAAACAGGGAAAATTAGCTGTTGCAGGCGTTGCTGTTATCGTGCTTGTTATTATTATTAGTAATATCATAGCATAGATGGAATTTTTATTATTAGCAATCCTGTCGGGAATAGCCGGTTCGTTTGCTGATAATTTATTAAACGCACAAACAACAACAGGAGGAGCGCGAATGCTAGGTGGATTACCAGTAGAAATGATTACAATGCTAGGTTCTAGCGTATTAGGTGGTATTATGTCCATCTGGGGCCAAAGTATAAAAGCAAAACAAGAACAACAAAAGATGTTGTTAGCAAGAGCAGAAACACAAATGAATTTTGTAGATAAAGCTCGTACGTACGAAAATAAAGGCTTTCAGTGGACAAGAAGAATAATAGCTTTATCCGCCGTATTTGCCATAATTATTTGGCCCAAAATCGTGCCCGTATTCTTTGATACATCTGTCTGGCTTACATGGACAGAATTATCAAGAGGATTTTTATTTTTAATTGAACAAAAGGAAGTAGTATTAGATAAAGAGTTTTTTGGTGTTGTAATTACACCTCTTGACACCCACCTTATGTCTGCTATAGTAGGACTATATTTTGGTGGCTCTCTAGTCAAGAAATAATATGATTAAAGTTTTTTTATTATTGGCAGTAATGTCATCGCCCGAGTGGCCTTCCGTTAGAACAACAACGTATTTATACGATACGGAACTTAACTGTAGGCAAGCACAAGTTGATTTTTTAAATTTTTATGAAATGCAGTCTCAAGAATATAAAAATAATATTTTAGCGGATGCATATTGTATTGAATTTGAGAGTTTTCCTATTCCGGGATTAAGTAAAACAAACAGTATTTAGTGTCATTAAAAAGTAGAATCAAAGATGATATAATTGATTGGTCTGTTAACGTATTAGAAAAACCGAATAAACATTTAAATAACTTTCCGGCTTGCCCTTATGCTAAGCAAACCAGATTACAAAATAAACTACATATACAAGTAAATATCGAAACCGCTAATTTCTTTCAAACTATTGAGAAAGAGATAAAGCGGTTTTCTTCGTTAAAGAAAGATATTATTATTGTAGCTGACCCTAACGTAGAAGACGTAACACCATATTGTTTACAATATTTTGTGGATACACGCAATCTACAACTACAACACGATGATATTTATCTTATGTGTTTTCATCCTAGTAGTCCTGCAACAATGGAAGACCAAGCTTTTTTGGCTGACCATGAATGGGATAGTAATACTGTAGAGCCATATATGATGGTTTTTATACAGGAATTAAAAAAGTTACAAGATGCATCTACCCATTTGCAAAAGCAAGGATACTATGATGAATGGCCAAAAGACTACTACAATGAGGTGGTAGGCCCAAGGCAAAAACTTAAACCTAAATTTAGGAGTTCACTATGATGCAAAAGAAAAAAGCCATGATGAGAGGTGGCGGAAAAAAGAAAATGATGAGAGGCGGCGGCATGATGTCTACAATGAAAAAGAAAGATATGATGCGCGGCGGCGGTAAAAAAGTAAAAAAGAGCGCAAAAGTTAAGAAGAAATAACTTTTTGCGTATCTTTTATCATTAAATCAAATACCCCTTTATAGTATTTCAATAGACTTGCTATAACAGGGGTATTTTCATATTCGGGATTCCAATTATCCATTGCGGATTCAAATTCGCCTGCATCTGCCAAGGATTTATCAATTACTATTAGACCTTCTGTTGTTAATTTAACATCAAAACTAGCTATAGTAGTTGATTGAATAGATTGTGACATTTATTTTTTTCCTTTATTACTACTCTTTCTCCCTATTTTAAATTTTTTTGATGGATACTTTTCATTAAATTCTGATATACTCATATTTTTAACATCTAATCTAAACTGTGTTACTTTTTCTTTTTCACGTTTGCGAATAGCTTCCCAACCATCATCTTTTGGAAAAAATATCGCCTCATTTGTTTCACCCGTTACTGGTTTAGGTGGCTCAGAATTTAAACCACTTTCAACAAGAGAAAAAAAATGTTCGTGATTATGATTTATAATTCTACCATCATCAAAAGTAATTTCCCAATCCTTTTTATCAATATCATTTAATTTACGTATTCTAACTATTTTATTATCTGTCATTTTTTTGGTTTCTTAAATTTCCTTCCTACAAAAAATACTATTAAATTTACTACTGTATTGATTGTAACCATAAGTAGTAGCCACGCTTGCCAAAATTGTAAGTCGTTCATTTCTTAAATTCAATTTCCCCCGCAATCGCACTATAACCCGCCATATCAACGTAGGTATCCTTCGTACGTTTTCCTAATTTTGTTCTCGCTATTTTTAATAGTATCATCATAATAGCAACATCATGTGCCGAAATATCTGTTTCTAAATATGTTGACCAAAGATTAGCTATATTTTGATGATTCTTTGATTTTTCTCCATACTCTTTTTCTCTATCTCCTGTAATTATTCTTGTAGCCTCTTCTAATAGTTCTTTCGTAATTTTCATAATTTAAATATCTCCGTTATTGGTATTAAGTATGCTTTTGATTTTTTATAATCTCCCACATTTTTAACTTTATCTTTATGTTTTTCAACTAATTTTTTTAATTTATCTGTTTTAAACCACAGAATACAATGGTCTTCTTTGCCATTTGCTAAAACATGAGCCCAATATTTAGCCTCTGTTTTTGCTATACCACTTGGTTTACCAAATGATTCAAATTCAACTGCTATGTTCCCAGTTTTAAACCACCAATCTCTTTCCGTTTTAACTTCAATAGTCCCTTCCTCAATCATTTTCTTTATTCGTTTTTCACGACCTTGGCCGTATTTTAAATCAATATCAAATTTTGTATTTTTCATTTAATGTTTTTTTCCAATGTTTATTTTTTTAAAAAGAGAATCTAAATCTGATGGTTCAAGATTCATACCACTTTCTTGTGCGCTTACCACCTTATCAACTACAGCCATTTGACCTAATGATATAAGCCTATCCATATCGTGTTGTAATACCTCTAATATTCCTTTCATTACATAAAAAACGGGATGTATATTTTTTGTTGATTCCGTTGTATCATACGCAATAACATCAAAACTACCTTCTTCATCATTGTTTGGTTTAAAAACCATATAAAATCTATCGGGTAGTAGACCTAATTCTTCTGAATTATCTCGAGACAAAATAGGAAATGTTTTTTTTATTTCAGCCATTCTTTAGGAACTTTCTTTTCACACCACATAATATTATGTTTTGTACACCATGCACCATACGTTGTTTTACTACCTTTGTAAATCTTATTCTTTGCATTAAGAAATAGTATACGAACATCTACTTTTTTATGTTGTTTTTTAATAAGTAAATGTTTTTTTCTATCAGCCTTATCAAATAATCCTTTGACCTCAATAAAAAATTTATACTTGGTAAGATAAAAGTCCGGCATATAAACCCTAGGGTCTGGTATATACTTGAATTTATGTTTTTCATATTCATAATGTATTCCTTCTTTTATCAACCATGATGCAAAGCTTATTTCAGCCTTTGACCTAAACCTCACAGTAGTGTCTTTAATCTATATTTGCTTATAGTAGCTAAATGATTTTTAAATAAAAAGAAAGTTTCACGCGCATTTTTATCTAATTCATTCAATACCATTGTAGTATCATCTTCCGGGAAAACAATTAGTTTACCCTGCTTAATAGCCGTAATTAAACCAGTAAAACGAGAATCAACTTCATGCTTTCTACGTTTCATATTTTCATCACGCCAATACCCATATTTATCTTGGTTATCTCTATAAAAAATAACATGGCATTTTGGATTTTGTCTCATCCACCCTATGTTTTTTCTTTCATTATTTAAATCATCATAATAAATCCAAATAGCATTATCGTCATTTAATTCAACATCTGCTTGCCTTATATCTGCTAACCAAAGAACATTCATTTGCTTTTACCTCCTCGCATGTAATGTTTTTCTGGACGATAACTCCGCCGTTTTCGCCAAGCCCAATTATTAATTTTACCAGAAATACGTTCAATAAGTATTATTAATTTTTCAATCATATATCCTCTATATCTGCTGTTTTTAATTTACTATACCAAGTCATTGGACGAACCTTGGCTCTTGAAGTAACCTTTTGATGTAATTCTGCGTTAGGCCAACAATGTTTTTTATATCCACAAAACCCACACATAGATGGTAATACTTTATTACCTGTTTCTTTTATCAT